CGGCGCTATCACCCACAGCCCATTTTCGTTCACTAAGATCGCGGTCCACCGGAACATAATCATAGCCCTCTGCCTTCATCTCGCGCAGCAGCTGTATCTGGCGCGCTGGATCATCCTCATGGCTCAGCGTAGCGGCGGCGAATTCGAATGGGAAGTGTGCCTTGAGCCAGCAGCACCAATAGCTGATCAAGCCATAGGCCACAGAGTGGCTTTTGTTGAAGCTCCAGGCGCCATAGGCGCATAGGTCATCCCAGATCTTGACTGTGGCTGCAGGGTCTACGCCCTTGGCAATGGCACCGGCCTTCCATGGGTCGCCGAACTGGTCGAAATATTCCTTGCCCAATGACTTGCTCATCGCCTTACGCAGCAGCGTGACCTGCTCCCACGACAAGTCGCCAATGTTGCGGCCTATCTCCATCACCTGCTCTTGGTAGAGCACGATGCCCATTGTGTCTTCTAAATAAGGCTTGAACACTGGGTGGGGGTAGGTGACCGGATTGGTACCGTTGCGGCGCTTGATCCATTCGTGCGCCCCGCCGCTGGCTAGAGGCCCTGGCCGACCGAGCGCAGTAACTGAGACAATGTCATCGAACTTGTCGACCTTGAATTGCTTGGTGATGGACTGCAGCGCCTGACCATTGAATTGGAATATGCCGGACCATTTAGCCTCATTGAGAACATCAAAGGCTTTGGGGTCATCCAGGGGAAGCTTCTCCAGCGTGTCAAGCGGCAGATTAGCGAATTGCAGGGCATCTTCAAAGACAGACAATTGAGTGAGGCCGAGACAATCAATCTTGAGTAGATTATAGCCATCTTCCGCATCCTTCTTGTCGCACATTGTGGCGCCTGTGCGATGGTCCACCGCCACGAATTTGCTGATGGGCTCGGCACTGATGACCACGCCAGCGGCATGCTGGCTGTAGTGACGCGGATGGCCCTCAAATTCGCCCACTACCAGCGCCTCTGGATATTCCTTCATCAGCCGCTGGCCAGCGGGCATTGACGCCAGCGTATCCTCCAACTTGTTCAGTGCGCGGCTGTCGCCGCTGGACCGCTCGATCATGGACTCTGCCACAGCGTCACACATCCATTTAGGGATGTTGAGGCCCATGCCAACTTCCGCCAGCGCCGAGCGCGGCTGGAACATCGCCACTGTGCCCAGCCGGGCAACATGCTCCGGCCCATATTTCTGCTCGATGTATTTGAACACCTGTGCGCGCTGCTGATCGGAAAAGTCAATATCAATGTCGGGCATGTCCGAACGGTTGATGTCCACAAACCGCTCAAAGATTAGCCCAAAAGGGATAGGATCGACGGTGGTAATGCCGAGGAGATAGCAGACCAGGGAGCCACAGCTAGAGCCGCGAGCAGGACCAACCAACATGCGAGAGCGAGCCCAATTACAGATATCCGCCACGATGTAGAAGTAATCTTCATAGCCTTTGTCCTTGATGAGCGATAACTCCCGCTTTACGCGTTGATCATATACTGGGTCACTCAGGTCACAATTCAGCTTGCGCGCGCCAGCTTGGCACAGTTGCAATAGGCTTTGCTCGGCTGCAAACTGGGGCAGGGACGATTTTATCAGCGTTGCGGTGCTTTCCTCCAGCCATCGGTTGGAGCGCAGGTAGGCGAGCGCCAATGCAGCGTCTGGCAGCCTATGGTGAGCGATGCTCCTCTTCCATTCCTCCGGCGAAAGAATGTGCTGTGGGTAGGTCTGGGTCTCGGCATTGCGGCCAGTCAGCACTTCATAAAAGCCCTTATTCTCTGAGCAAGGGTAGCGATTGTCGCTGCTAGCTGCGAACGGCATGTTCCGTTCGACTGCCCGCTTGACCACGCCCACTGGCGTGCTAGGCATCAAGCCTATGGCAAAGTCCTTCTGCGGCTGCATGTCCCACAGCGCCATCGGCGGGCGATGACCAGTCATCTTGAACACACCTTCCGCCGCCAATGCCTGGTCCAGCGTCAGCAATGGCTGATAGCGGAATTGCGTAGTGGCCAAGGTCACTAGGCGGTTGACCGCCTCAAGTGAATCTTGCGCCAGAAAGGTCCAATAATCCGCCGACGGCTTCTTGGCATTGATGGAGTCGGTCACTGCCAATTCCACCCCGAACGCTGGCGTCATGCCACGCGCCTCACATGCCTTCTTCCAGCGGTAGAAGCCGAAGGTGCTGGCGCGGTCAGTGATTGGCGCTATGGTCTGGCCCAGAGCCTGCAGCCGGTCCAGCACATGATCAATCTTGCCTGCTGCAGCCCTGAAGCTGTAACCTGTGCGGACCTTCAACAAGATTTCCACTCCACTGTCACTGCGCCGTGAACCACTTCCTCGACGACTTCATCTTTTGCTTCATTCAGCTGAAACCTTTCGCCATCGTGTTTTAACTTGATGACTGTTCCGGCTTCTGTGTCGTAACTCACGACATATTTCTGCTCCTGGCCATCGACCTTGACAACGACCCAGAAGCCTACGTCAGGATCATAGTCCTCGTCGGTCACACTCAGCTTTTTGGGTGGCTCACGCATCAGCGATCAACTCATCAATTTCGAACATGGCTTCTTTCAGACAATTTCTTGCCTCTTGCAGATCGCTGGGTTTGAACCGGCGACGCACGAGCGCAAAGTTGACCACTGTGGAGGCGCGCATAATCAGAGAGAAAGTCGTTTCCAATTTCTTGGCCTTGTTCACAGATCACCGCGCTTGCGTAATTCTAGGTAGCACCGCGTCAGCGCGGCAACGTCATTGCGCGCGCGGTGCGCAGCTGGGAAGCCCTCGCCGAACAATTCCTCGTGTAAGGCGGTCAGGCTGAGGCGATGACCCCTCATCCATTCGGTTTCCTCCACGGTGCAGATCTTACGCTCTGGCCAAGCCGGGGCGCAAGCGCAGCGTGCGCAATCTGCCTCCACCAATGCCATGTCGAAGCTGAGGTTGTGCGCCACCACCGCATCCGCCGACGCTATCATTTCCTTCACCCTGTCGGCATACACATCGAACCTTTCGGCCCCCTTCAATTGCTCATCAGTAATGCCGGTGATGCGCGTGATGATTGGGTCCAGCGCCACACCAGGGTGGCAGAAGAATTCAATCTCATCGTGCAAGCACCCTAGATCGTCCACCAGGTGGCCAAAGAATTCGATGATACGCGGCTGTCCTTCCAGCGGCATCAAGCTGTTCTTGACCAGCCCAGTGGTTTCGGTGTCGAATATGAAAGCGATCACTCTGGGTCGATCCCGCCAGGAACATAAATCGGTTGCCACTTTCCAGCGTCCCTGTCTTGGGCCTCTTTGTCCAACTCGCGCAGCATCATGGTGTACACTGCCATGTCGTCCAGGCTATCGGCGTGTCCACCCTTCTCGAAGTTCTCGCAATAGCGTGTCAGCTTGCTGACCACTTGGACGAGGATCCCTATGCGGTTCCAATATTCCTGTTTAGTTTCTGCCTTGGAACCATTGACCCCAGCCCGCTGTGCAATGCCCTCTGGGAACAGGGCATGCATGATGGTGCCGAACCTTTTATAATTGTCGCCATAGAGCGCATTGCGCTGCTCATAGATTTCGGCTGCTTTGCGCAGCGCCTCTGGCACGAACTTGCTCATGAGGGTTGCTCCTCTTTGGCCCACTGTCGAAGCAGGGCGATCACCTGCGGGCGGTTCTTTTGAAGAGAGGTCTGCATCTTGTGCAGCGCGGCCACACCAGAGATGCTGAACGAACCGCCCATCTTTTCGGCGTGATCCGACATTTCCATGATGGCGCCGAGCAAGAGGACGGCTGTGCATTCCTTGCTCATGATTGCTTACCCCTTGCTTTAGCGATGGCACTGCGGGCATTGCTGTCTCTCCTGACAGTGACGTACCCATAAGTGTCGAGGTCATCGAGCAATGATTGCAGAGCCTCGTAAAGATCAGGCGCGGCGGCGATCAGGTCGGTGTTCGCGCGCCCTTTATAAACGACCGCCACAAGCCCACTGTCCAGACCCGCGCCATCGGGACCATAGATGCGGTTGTTGCCATCAACACCTGTTGACCAAGGCCCCGGTGTAAAGCCCGCGCTCACATCACTGCCCAATAGATGATGGTGATGAGAACAGCCCAGATGGCCAGTATGATTAAGCAACCTTCTGCATTAGGCATATCAATATCCTCCCGCGCGTATCTGCCAGCAATTATAACCCAAGTTGCGCCAAGCCTCCACCACCTTGTCGCGGTCCTCCAAGATGAACCACACCTTGTGGAACTCATAGGCTGCTTCCAGCATAGCTGGCTTGAGCACATGGTCGGGCTGATAATCATTGTCCGGCCGCATCAGAAGATCGTCCAGCCGAATGTGATGCAGGTGGAGCCACTTGAGCGTTGCCTCACGGTAGCGCTCGTTGCGACCGGTCAGCCCCACAACAGTGAAGTTGTAAGCATCATCGTCCAGCGTGGCCACCAGCTTGGCGACGTCTGCCCATGGTTCGTCCTCTGCCAGCTTGGCGTGGAATTCGTCCCACAGCCCGGCCTTAGCCAAGTGATCCCGGTGGGCTGAATTGCACAATGTGCCGTCCAGGTCCACCACTACGACATTGTTGGTCATGACTGAAACACCTTGTGCTCAAATTGCTTATCCCGCTCTGGCACAGCGATGGAAATCCCCATGGCCCTCTTCGATAGTTCTTCAGACAGGAAGCCTTCCCTGTTTGGCCACTTTGCATCCGGAAAGGTCTCTTTGATCGTCTTCATTGCATTCTCTGCCAAGGTCGCCAAATCTTGATCGGTTGGCAGATTGCCAATTGGACAATCCATGCTCGCTTCTGCCATCATACCATTGCCGACCTCGATGGAGAAGACCACCTCAATCTTGAATGGGCCATGCGGTGCATAGGTCATGCGGTCATCCTCAGCTGATCGATCAGTTTGATGAGGTTGGTGGCTTTCTCATCAGAGATGCCTTCTGGCGCTCTGCCCTTCATCGAGATGATCTCTGCTTCCAACTCAGCAGCCGCCTTGTCAAAGGTGCGCTCCAAAAACATCGTCGCCCATGGGTGGACGCGGATGACCTCAGCGCGCATAGCTTCCATCACATCGCGATATTCACCCTGTGTGCGCGAGCTTGCACGCTTGCGCTGGGTGTCACTGAAGGTGCGCAAGTCGAACTTGGCCACTATGTTGGTGAGGATGTTGGTCGGCAATATACCGCGCGCATCTTCAATCTTAGCGCCATTCATTATCAATGCGCGATAGGCTGTGTCAATGGCCCCCATGGTGCAGTCGTAAACCTCTTCTCGGCTGCCAACATAGTCTTGGCCTTCTGATGGCTTGATGCTGGGGCCAGTCAGATAGTCCCAGCCGTCCACATCCAGCACTCTCATCGTCTGCTGAGCGTACGAGCCTGTGCGGGTGCGCACAAATTGATGGGTGAAGGCGCGGGTCACACCGTTGATCAGGAATGTGTAAGAAACAAACTCCCAACTTGACGGAATGGTGTTGGCCATATATTCCAACTCGGTCTCAATCTCTGACCATGGCTTGGCTTCAATCTCAGCCATTAAACTTGGCACCATGTTGAGCCGCGTGCCCTTGGTGAACACCAAGACATTGGCGGCGTGACGCGCTGGGTCGGCTGTGCCGGCGCCAGTGTAGTCTATCAACTTAACTTCCATGACATATATCCTTCGGCGGTCTGTGCTCAGTCCGACATTTCTTCTATCGCTGCAAGCACAGCACGCATGATTGGTGAATCGTCCTTAGCCCCGCTCAACAGAGAATCAGCAAAGTCTGGGTTGGCCTTGGCAGCGATGCGTCGCGCCTGAATTACCACATCTGGCACAGTCAGGTCGGGGTGGCGCTCGATGGCCACTCTGCGCCATTCTTCCAGCTGCTTGAGGCGGTGGAGCACTTCCTCGTAGCGCGCTTGCCACCCTGCATCGGTCGCTGCTGGCTGGCCATTGTCTCCGCCCCTTCTGCGACGACGATGGCGTGGCGGCAACGGTTGCGGCTTGCCGTCTCCCTTGAAGTAGCGGAACAGGCGCACAGAGTGCCCAGATTCAGACACAACAATCTCTGCTTCTCGGCGCAGCACACCCCTTGTGATCGCGCGGACAAGGGACCGATTGACAGTGGTTCGCTCGATGCCTAGCAATTCTGATATCTCAGCAGTGCTCAAGCCTTCGCAGGACTTCACAGTGTCTTCGATCAAGGCTTCTCTGTCTGGGTCGGGTTTCCTCAAAGCTGGCATCACACACTCCGTAGTTGGTTGGCCTTGGGCAAGCGGCCATGATAGTTGTGCCCTTCACGAATCATTGAGATGATCTTCTGGCAGTCGTGGAATACGTCGTCCAGCAGCAACCCAGGCTTCCACACTGCAAAGCGCCCGAGAGAATAAATGCCGAACTCGTCCGTCGCCCACATGATGAACTTGCGTCGCTCGCGCTCGCCTATCGGCAATATCTTGGCATAGCGTTGCTGCACCAATTCAGCCGAATGGCTTGTGTGAGGGTGAATGCCGAAGTCAGGCAGCACATGCTCCATGATGCGGTCAACCGCCCACAGCGCTCGGTCGAAACTCTCCACCATCTCAATCTGCAGCAGCGTGCCAGTCAAGGTGGCGCGGATCACTGGCACATCAGGGTCAGGGTAGTAGATTGTGGCGCACAAGTCGCTGGGAATGTGCACCTCTGCCTTGACCACCCAGCCGCTGCGGCTGGCGAACGCCGGCACATCAGGGTAATTCAGCGCCTGCATGAGCGAGCCCATGGGGATGGTGGAGATGATTGGCCCCTGCTTGCCGAACCACTCCAGCAGGTCGCGGTCCACCTTGCAGCCGAACTCAATGTCTGGCTGCATCTCGGCCATGACCTGGATGAAGTCGGGCGGCGCGATGAAGCGCCGGTCAACCTTGCCCTCGGCAGAGCGGATAGAGCGCAAGCTCGCCTTGCCATTGCTCTTGAGCGAATAGGCTGCGGCGTCCGCCACCTTATTGCGCCATGGCTTGACGATCTTCATCACCTCAACTTCACTGAACTCAATGTTGAGGTGATGGGCTATCTCGTCCGACCTGAAGCGCAGTAGCGCGTGATGGTTGTTCGGCAGCTTGTCGGCCGCTTCATGAACCTCCACGCCCCGGCGGAACATGGCACCAGCCAGTAGCCCTGCCATGCCAGCCCCGATGATGTGGACAGTCATTCCGAAATCTTACCGATGACGCAATAGCTGATGACTGGATCTCCAGGTTCAGAGAATATGGCTGACTTGCTCTGCAGGATGTAGAGAAAAGCCAGCTCATGAGCGTCCACATTCATGGTGAAGGAAGATGCTCCCGAAAGTTCGCCTGTCTTCATTTCCCCATCGCGCGGCTTGATGTTGAGACCGATGCGGACGATTGTCTTTTCGGCCATGGTCACTCTCCCACGCGCTTGAACTTGGCCACGCGGCCAGTGTACAGCCCCAACACCTCAGTGTCCAGCGGTTCGCCGTTCTTGAGCCGTTCCCGCGCAAACGCCAGCAGGGTCTGCGGGTGGACGGTGCTTTCCACCTTGGGTGCGTAACCTGCCTCGGAGATCTTGCCGGCCAGGTCCAGCGCCTCATTGTGCTGGGAGCGAGTGAAGCTGACGAACAGCCCAGTCTTGAGCAAGTCGCCGCCGTCGTGATCTTCCAGCCAGCGCACAGCCCTAGCCTTCAGGTCAGGGTCACGCGGCAATGAGCCGCTGACGAACTCGCCCACCTTGATCTTCCAGCCGCGCTGGGTGCATTCCTCCATTCCCAATTCGGTCATCATGTCAGGAATGACCACTGTGTTCAGCTGATTCAGCTGCTTCTTGATCGCAGCCAGATCTTCTTCCATCTGGTCGGCATGCTCCTTAAGAGCTATCGCCTCCACCAGCGTCTTGTTGAGCAGGGCCAGAGCGTCGGGGGTGGCGCTACCCACCCCCTGCTCCTCGAAACTGAAATCTTGAGGAGCGCCCATGATTACATCGCCTCGTCGTTGTCGCGGGCGATGTCGCTGTTCATGTCAGACACATCGCCGCGCGCTTCACCGCCCATGATCTGAAGGCGGAAGTCAGCCGCTTGCTGCGCTACCACCTGCCATGGCGTACCGTCGAAGTCGATCTCGGGCAGCGCCGGGCCACGCGCCACCGTCCAAGCGGCCCACTCACCCTGCGCATTGCTCTCGGAAGCAGTGGCCAGCTCATAGGCACGATAGAACAGCGGAGCAGTGAATTCGCTACCGTCTGCCCGCTTCAGCTTCTCGCTGGCCGCCAGCGTGACCCACTTGCGCGCCTTTTTCAGCTGGGTGCTGGCCATGGGGATGAAGCACATTTGCCGACCGGCCGACAGGTTGAAACCGAAGAACTGGGCAGTCTCGCTGATCAGGTTGCCGTTCGGCAGGATGGGCTGATTCTTGTCGTTGCGCTTGGTCTGGTCCAGAATGGCTGGGTCGGTGTGAATGTGCACCAGCCCACCGCCGCTGGAGCGGGGTGCCCACTCCAGATAATCCTTGCGGTAATAAACCGGCAAGAACACCAGCCCATTCTTGAACAGCTGGCCAGTGCCAACGTCGCAGATGTCCCCAATCTGGGCACCTTCGATATAGTTGGAGTCGCGCGGCTTGAGTTGAGGGGACAGCCCCTGGAGGATGGTCAGTCGGGGGACCAGCATGTCAGAGGCGTTGACATTGTCAAGCCCTGCGCCTGCATTCTGCTGGAAGAAGTCGTCTGCAGCGACGACAGACGTGTTGCCCTGTGGAGCCGGGACCAGCTCGTTTTTCTTAGCCAATGATGTGAACCTTTTTCAGTTGAGCGGACAGAAGGTGAACCGCCTATTCACCCTCGCTGAAGATGAACTGAATGAAAAGTTGTTTTTTCAACCTTTTTGATGTCGAATCTCTAAGTCATTGATAATAGGTGGAACTTATTTTCAATGGGGCAAATCTAGGTTGTTTTCTTTCCGTTTCGACTGGCGCATAATTCTCTCGGGCCTAAGAAAAGGACCCACCAAAAGGAGATGGACAATGATGGCAACTCATAGCAACCCTTCCAACGGCAACAGCCACGAGGGTGCAACCCTAGCCGACAAGCAGCATCGCAGCGAATATAAGGGACGCCTGATCATTCAGGTGGCCAAGCAAAACCCACGCCACCCCGGCACCCACGGACACCATTCGTTCGATGTAGTGGTGAAGGCTGGTGGCAAGATCCGCTACGAGGAATATAAGGCGCAAGGCGGTCGGCCGCAGGACCTGAAGTGGGACCTAGACCACGGCTACGTCAAGCTTGGCCCGCCGCGCGGCAAGCGCACCACCCACTGATAAGGTTCCACATTTAGCCCACGCTGGAAGAATATTTCAGCGTGGGTGTTTTTTAGCTTTTCTTTTGCTCCAGTCTGGGGCAGAAGGATGAAACCGGGAGGCAAGGCGCCACCCACCAACGGAGACCCGCGATGACCAAATATCCAGTCCGCACCACTATCTTCTGCGTCGACGACGATCATGCCTTGAGTCTGAGCGCCGAGGACAAGGGCAGCCGCGCCTTGGTCAATGGACCGGGCTCCCTCTACTTCCATCGCTTGATCGCTGAACATGGCGCTGGTGAATTCCAGACGCTTTATGTTCCGCAGCGGTTGCGCGGCACCTTTGTGCCACCTGCTGGCATTGTCAAGGTGGCGGGCTTCATCACCAATGAGGAGGCTTGACATGTTCGGTCGTAAAGAACGCAAGCAGCCGCTGCAGCGTGCCCAGCTGGAGGCGCTGGAAGATTTGCGCGACGATTGCATCGCGCTGTTCCGCAACTCTGGCCTGACCCAGAAGCAGGTGCAAGAGCAAGGTGGGCCGACAACCCAGACCATCAGCCGCTGGCTCTACAAGGAAACGATGTGGCCGCGCTACGACACTATCGAGCGGTTCCTGCTGGCGCTAGGCTATGGGCTGACGCCTATGCCCATCGCCAAGATAGCCGAACTGAAGCGCAAGCCCGCCCATGCGCGGCTGGGCATGGACCGCAAGCGGGAGAGGGTGTCATGACCGACTATGTCCCAAGACTGGGACGCAAAGTGGACCCAACCCGGTGCCGCGCCGATGTGATGTACTACGAGGGAAATTGGCCAAGAAACAAGCAATGCGACTTCAAGCCGAGGCCAGGTTCGAAGTATTGCGGCATACACAACCCAGAAAAGGTGGCCGAGCGCCGCGCCGCTGTTCGGGCAAGGGATGAAGCTAAGTGGGCAAAAGAATTAGAGGCTCGCAAGTTCGGGCGTGTCGGCAAGCGGCTGATGGCTGCGCTCGAGCAGATCCGCGATGGACACAATGATCCGAGAAGCTTAGCTGCAGAAGTCTTGGAGAAGGTATCATGATTGAGATGGAGCAAATGAGAGTTCTGTCATCCTATCGCACCAAAAGTGATGTGGAGCACCTCGGGCTAAAAGGCGCCACCCGCACGCTGTGCGGTGTCCTCGCTGATGGCTTCATGGACCTGTGCCAAGCCGATGAGCGCATTCAGCCCGGCAGCCCCTATACCTGCAAGCGATGCCTCATGGTTTGGAGGAATCCTAAGTGACAAAATAACTGTTTTCTTTTCTGTCGAATTGCGGCATACGAAGGGTAGGCGGTGAGGTACCGCCTACCAAAGGAGAATGAAATGGCTACCCGCAAGACCGCCAAAATCCCGAAAGAGTTCGAGGAGATTAAAAAGGCTCTGGTCGGCGACCGCGCCCACTGCGCAGTCATCGCACTGGCAGCAATCACCAAGCTGCCTCCCAAGCAGGTGCAGGAAGCACTAGCAGCAGCTGGCAGGAAGATCGGCCGAGGAACCTACACTTGGACCACCCAGCGCGCTTTGGCCCTGCTTGGCTATTCAGTTGAAAAGGCCAGCCGGGATTGGATCCAGGAAATGATTGCTTCCTATCCTGAGCCGCACAACATGCTGAAGAATGTCACCACTCATCACCCGCGCCGCTTCAAGAGCGCGTGGTCGGGCCAGCCAGACATGCTGCTGTTCACCTCCGGCCATGTGGCAGCCTATGTCGATGGCAAAGTGGTCGACTATTCCGTCAAGAGGAGTCTCCAGATCACCGAGGTTTGGTGGGTGGAGAAAATCGCATGACCCGCGCAGCCGCCAGAGAACTCAACGCTTGGCACCGCCTAAGCCATAGCCGGTGGGAGCGCAAGCGTAGCCGAGCAAAGTTGGGGTGGTTGATCACCACCCCAGCGATACTGACCTTGATCATCGCAACATTTTACTGAAGAAGGAGAATGACCATGGACTCTGAACTGCGCTATTTCCTGACCGAAGGTGCTCGCACCGTCAAGGAACTTGCCCGCCTCACTGGCAAGTCGACCAGCACCCTGTACAAAGCCCTCACCGATGTGCCGTTTCAAGAGGGCAAGGAAGGCAAGATGTTCTTCCTGCCGCCAGAAGCCGTCGAAAATGGTGCAGGAGCCACAGCGGACGCGCCGAGCACCCCTTCCACCGAGGAACCGGCTGCAATCGCTCCTGCCCCACAAAACGGGCCAGCAAAGCGCGGTCGCAAGGCAACGGGTGCGGGCAAGCGCCTTTACCCGTCGGAAACCCTGCTAGCGGCGGACGACGCATTGGGTGCCGGCACCTACCAGAACAACCGCCGTAAGAACAGCCACGGCTTCAAGTCGCTGCAGTTGGTGATCGACAACCCCGGCATCAGCCACGACGAATATGTGGCGCGCGGCGGACGGCTGAACGATCTGCGGTGGGACCTGGCCCATGGCAATGTCAAGGCGGAGGGGTGATGGACATGGACGATCGCTCTGTACCGCCGCTGCCGCTGGCTCATATCCAAGAGGCTTATCGCCGAACAGATCCCTATGAAGGGGGCACGCCAGTGCCGACAATTGAGGCGGCACTGATAATGTTCGGCCTGATCTGTGGCGGGATCATCGGAATTGGGCTGATGATTCTGGCCGGGGAATTCGTCAGGTGGATCACCCAATAGGTTCCAAGTTCCATTTTTTCGCTTGTTTCACCTTTCCCCTATAAATATCTTCTTCTTCTTTAAAACAACAACAACGAGGGAAAAGGAGAGAGAAGGTGGAACCTTGGCAACATGTAGGGGAGTTGTGGAAACCAAGGAAAAAGTGGAACTTGGAACCACAGTTATTCAATGATTTCAATGCAGCCAACTTTTGAGGTGTGTCGTGCAAGCCAATATTGAGGGTCCATCCATCACCTTGGCGACGCGCGCCACACCGCTAGTTCTGGCAGTTTTGCCGCAGCTGGAAGGTCGGCGCACTTGGCTCAAGGGCGGTGGGCTCAGGATCGAAAATACGCCCCACAATGTGGAGCGGCTGCGGGAATCCTTCCCAAGCTTGGACTTGCAAGGTGCTTCTGTCGGGGCGGATGAGTTTGATGGGCTGGCAGATCATGCCCCGTTCGCGTTCAAGCGCATACCAGATCCACACCAGCAGACCGCCCTGGACAGGTGCGAGAAATATCGCTTCTTCGGTCACTTCATGGAGCAGGGAACCGGCAAGACCAAGGTAGCGATAGACCATTGCTGCCGGCTATTCGCACGCGGCCAGATCACAGGAGTTCTGGTGGTCACTAAGAAAGGCGTCCATCGCCAGTGGGTGGAGGCTGAGTTGCCTAAGGACCATGGGCAGGAGTTCATGGCGGACTATTGGCGACACAAGCCGCTGGACCCTGCCCTCAAGGTGCAAGGGGGCGCGCTGAAGTGGCTGTCTATCAACTACGACGCACTGCGCAGCAAGACGGCAATGGGGCTGGCGACCGAGTTCTGCCAAGCGCACAGCGGCAAGCTGATGATCATTGCAGACGAGAGCCAGTGCATCATGAACCACACCAGCGGGCGCCACAAGGCAATGATGCTGTTGCGTGGCTATTCCAGCCACCGCCTATTGCTGACCGGCACCCCGATGGGCAAGGATCTGACGGACCAGTGGGCCCAGTTGAAATGGCTGGACGAGAATATATTGGGTGCGAAATATCTGACGACATTCCGGGCGCAATATTGCATCATGGGAGGCTACGAGGGGAGAGCGGTCGTCGGCCATAAGAATATGGACGAGTTCAAGCGGCGCACAGCACGCTACACCTATCGGGTGACCAAGGCCGAGATAGGTTACATCCCCAAGCATTATGGGGAATGGATTTACGATCTGTCGGCGGACCAGTTGCGGCTGGTGCGGCAGATCAAGCAAGAGCTAATGGCAGAATTGACCAACGGCGACAGTGTGCCAATTTCATCCGCCACTTCAGCATTCATGAAGGTGCAGCAGATAGCCAATGGGTTCTTGATCGACGAGGATGAAAAGGTCATAAGGCTGATGCCGGTGGACAAGAACCCACGCGCCATAGCAGCGCTGGAATGGCTGGACAGCCATGATGGTAAGGCAGTGATCTGGACCCGGTTCACTGAAGACAGGGCCATAGTTGGCGAGGCGCTGGACGCGGCGGGCATCAACTTTGCCGAATACACCGGCAGTGATCGCCAGCGACATGAGGCAAAGTTGAGTTTCATCCATGACCCAGAGGTGCGCTGCTTTCTGGCCAATCCACAATCGGCCGGCACCGGGCTGGACGGGCTGCAGACAGTCTGCACCCAGGCGCTTTATTACAGCAACAGCTTCAATGCCATTGACCGCTGGCAGAGCGAGGACCGCATTGACCGGCGTGGCATGATCGGTGGGTCGGTTTACACCGACCTAATTGGCAAAGGCTCTACTGACCGTTACATCTTGCGCAACCTCAAGAAGAAAAAGGGCATATCTGCCCTGAGCCTAGGTGACATCGAGGATGCGTTCGATGTCTTTTGAGATCACCGGTCTCACATCATCGACAGGAGCTTAGCATGGGCAACTGCACGACCTGCAAGCTACGCGAGAAAGTTCATGGCTTCGACGATCAGGGCGGGGATTTTTGGCTGTGCTTGGCTGTGCCCTTGGTCCCAGCCTTCACAGGAACATTTCTCAGAGGTCCGCGCGGCAAGAGCGCGTTCGTTAACCTCAATTCGTTTGTGCCGGAGCATCCATGCCACGACTATCAGCTCGCGAAAGAATGCCCGCTGTGGGAGGCCGATGCCGCCCGCCTACCATCCCGGAGTCCTACCCATGATACAGAGTGAACCTACCGAAGCGCAGATCGAGGCTGGCAGAATTGCCTACTACACGAACGAGTTTTCTGGCCACGCACACGCGAAGGGATTGGCGCAAGCCTACCTCGCCATGAAGGCATTAGACCCTGACTTCGCAACCCGTACAGACAGTCAATCCACGGATGCTGTTGAGCGAGTAGCGCGGGCGATAGACCATGCAGAGACAGACTTTGTTGAGGATCATCTCGGCGTTGAGAAGACGCAGGAGCTACACCGCCAGAAGTATCGCGCCATGGCCCGAGCCGCCCTCGCAGCCCTCTCCCCAAGTCAATCTGACAATGGAGAAGCATGATGGACGCAAATCAAGCGCTCGACGCCGTTCGGGATGCCCGCAAAACATTGGCGGCAATGACCTATCGGCAGGGCAATGGACCCGACTGGACGATCACGGACTACGGTTTCAACAGCGTGAAGAACAATCTTAATCGCGCCCTTGAAGCCCTCACCCCCAACCCCATTGCGTCGGACAGCACCGGGCCAAATGACGCCGATCCATTCGAGGAAGGCTTCTTTCCCGGTGACAGCACCGAGCCGGTCAATGATCCTGATGCGAAGGGGGATGCGTGATGGTGGACGACCCAACTTTCGATCCTGACGTTTGCCAATGGTGCGGCGACACTGGCTTCGACCTTCGCGGCTTGGCACAGCACGTTTGGCAGCGATGCGAGGTTGTCGAACGATTGGCAGAGGAGAACGCGGATAACGTGCGCGCATGGCACGAAAAGAACTGGCACGAAGCTAAGGCCCGCCAAGCCCTCGCCACCCCCGAAGGAGAGAAGTGATGGAGGAGCGCCACAAGGACTGCGTATGCGATGCCTGTCTCGAAGATGCGCGCATTTATTGGGAACGTAAGGCTATGACCACCCCTGATCCCACCGTATCGCTGGATGAGGTGGAGGGTGTTTTGCTAGATTGCGCGAAGGCTCTGACCGAAGCGGCCAACATTCTGACCGGGGTCGGCTATCCATCCAGCGGCAAGACCATGACTGGCTACGCTGAGAAGGCAACGGCCACCGCCACCCGTATCAAGGAGCGCCGGTGAGATCCGGCACCACCACCAGCGCATAAAGAACCGCCCCGCCGAACAGGATCAGGGCAACCCAGCAAGTCCATAGCGCGGCGCGGAGGAGATAGGTCAAGCGTTCGGCAGACCGGCGAGGAACAGCAGGGCCAGCGCGATGAGAGCCCACTTCATGGCGCGTTCGGATCGATCGCGGCTTGTCCCTCTACGGCGTCGATGAGCCGGTCGTGCCGTTCTTCGTTTTCAGCAGATCGCAGGACGATTTCGGGCGCCACACACACCCAGGCCGGATCAATAGCTCGGCAGGGGGCTTCCACGCCGAGGCTTGTCTTGGCGCTTCCGGCGCGACCTTGATCGGCTGTAAAGCTGGGGCGCAACTGGCCGCGAGCAGAGAGATCGCGATAGATGATGATATTCTCACGAGCCTCATGCACTACCCTTTCGTCGCTGGCATTGCGCTGTTCGATGATGCGCGCAATCTGTGCATCGTTGAGTGCCTTCGCCTTAGCCTCTGCCTTCTTGAAGTTGGCTGCGTCTTTGGCACGTGCGTCGGTCAGGTCCGCCACTTGTCGCCGAGAGAACGCCAGCGCGATCATCAGCCCCGCGATCAGCAGTGCGAGGCTGATGAACTTGAGCAGCTTCACTTCAGCGCCGAGGCCGGGTTGCGCGGATCAGCGGCAACCGAGACAGACTGGCGCGCACGGTGCAGCGTCTTCCACAGAGCCCATGCCATCGCGCCGAGGCCAGTGATTGCGCTGATGAGCGCCACCCCGTCCGCACCCTGCAGATAGGTGATGAATGCGATCAGGTCGCGCTTGCCGATGATCGCGAGCAGCACCGGAACCGAGGTGATGACGATGGTGACGAGGCGCACTGCAGCGGCGAGTGTGTCGGTGATTGCAGCGTTAGCCGGGATTTGGACCGGCGGAGTTTCATTCTGGTCGGACATGGCTTTTCCTTTCACGCTTCGTTGGTGGAGAGTTTGCCGGACGCGGCGACGACGTAGGGGATCGCGGTAGGCGCGGGTGCGAACTGGACAGTCGGGCGGCGCACCGAGTTGAGGCGCTTCTTGTCGATGCGGGTGATCGACACGCTGTCCGACTGATTACCGCCGAGGACATGATATGCCGCCTTGTCCTCGGCGATGTACAGCGCCACGTGACCGCCGCCTGAGCGGACAAAGGTCAGCACATCGCCTAGGCATGGCTGATTGCCGGGCTGGCCAAAGCCGGACCAGTTGAGTGCCCATAGCGGATAACGCGGCGGAGCCTTGCCGGCGCGGACAGCGAGCACTGCCATCAGCAGGCCGCACCACGGCACGCTGTCCGCGCTGTACCCATCGACATTGACACCGCCAGACTTCTTGATCTCTTCCCGCCAGCTCATGATGGTAGGGTTGCTCTTTGGCCCTGGCGTCTCGACCGTTCCGAGCAGCTTCAGCCCTTCGGCGACCATACGCGGCAATGGGTCAAGCTTGGCGAGCCAGGCATATTGAGGTGGGACATTGGTCATTTCTTAGCCTCTGCATCTTTGACATCGTCTCTGGCTGCGCTGGCCGAGCGCACTGTCTGCTTTGCGTCCGCCACTGCGTGCTCAGCATTGTTCAGCGCTTCGCTCTTGTGCGGATCTCCGCCGCTGAGGCGATGCAGCATGATCTTTGCCTGCTTAACTGCGAAGCTGTTGGGATCAAGTTCGGCGATTAGCAACTCGATGATTATTTCCATCGTACTAATACGCTCACCACGCTGTTGACTCACTCTATCACTCGCCCATAATTCGCCGCGAACGGCCTGTATCTCATTGCGATACTTGTGAACCTCGTCCCTGAAATCTTTTATCTGTGCGCCATAGTTAGCGAGCACTTTCTCCATCTCGCTCGTCTCGGCTGCTTTTGCCGTGATTGCTGCTTGTGCTGCATTGGCGATGGCTTCATTGGCAGCGCGTAGCCGGTCAGGGCCATGCTTGAACCATATACCTAGGGCAGTGAAGAATGAGGTGATAGCGATGCCGACAAGTGTCCAAGATGCTGCAGTTCCGGTAAGGTTACTAAGCATTTCACTACCTCAAACTCGTTACACAAAGGGCGCGCGGAAATGGGTGTGGTATTAGATGTGCTTGCTCAAGCCGGTGTCACGTCGAATAGGATGGTCTGGTTGGCGGTCCAGATTGCGGCGGTTTGCGAGCAGTCGGCGCCATGCGTCCATGTGCTGCCGTCATCCGACCACATCAGCTGGAAATACTTAGGGCATTCGCTCTGGAATGCGTCGTTGCGCGAGGTCAGCATGAGTTGGTTGACCGTGCGCGCCGAGGCGTGCTGGTACTGGTTGAATGAAACTGTCGTTCCATTAGCGGCCTCGACGCTCACCCAGAAGGTCGTGCCACCGTCCCCGGCGTAAGCCTTATCTGCCGAATAGGTGGAGGATATTTGGCTAGATGCAGACGCCGTACCACCAGTTGAGCCCTGTGGCGTGCCGACAACCGACCGGAACTCGATTTCACCGATGCCAGTGTTGCTCGGAGCGCCCCAGTTGTCAGTTATCATCAACCTCCAGTAGGTGTGGCTGCCCATGCTGAAGACGGTTTCGGTATAGGCTGGGTTGACGAACTTGCGATGCTCCCGCGTCCGCCATCCGGTCGATCCTGTGACCGTCCATGCTGTCGTCCAGGTGGAGTTGTTGTCGGAATATTGAACGGAAAAGTCTTTAGGTGCTTGGTTCAAATACGAGCTATTCTGCCGTGCCCACATATCAACGGCCACGATAGCTTGCGGCGTTCCCGCGCCAAAATCATACGCCAGCCATTCGTTTGCATTGGTTGACGATGCCCATACCGCGCCGGGCCCATCTCCGCCCCAACTGCCGTTAAATGCGTACATTGCGTCATGGGAGAGAACGCTGCTGCTCGTATAAGCCTGCCCCGGTGTCGCCGCTAAATTAGCACCATGCTTGCTCGTGCGCATGTGGCATTCGAGCAAGGCGATGTTCGATCCACCGTCCGCCGCCGTGACGTAAATCCGCCAATATCGGTGAGGCTGGAGGGATGGGTCAACCGCTCCAAAGCCAAAGGGCCGGACCATCATGCTCACGTGCGCGAGCCGATCAAATAGACCTTCACCCCGGCCCCGGCGATGGTCGAGCCAACCTGGTCGAAATCGATCGTGATTTCCGCATCGTCGGCCAGCGCCGTGTCGGAGATGACCGCAGGGGTTGCCGCCGTGGTCGAAGTCTTTTCGCTCGCGTCGATCATCAGCTTGGTCGAGAGGATCGTGGTCCCGCCCTCGTTGATATCGATGAGGATGGTCGAGCCGGTCGGTGCGGTTGTGACGCTCGCCCGCACCGCCGACAGCGTGAAGGCATAGGGCATCCGGAAGGTGACCTTGGCCGTGCCGGTCGTGATTGCCGTCGTCTCGTCCGAGCAGGCAATGATGAGACTTTCGGTCGGCTTGACTGCGCTGGCGATGACAGCGGCGGTGATCGTGTTCGCGCCGTCGTTGTAGGTGAAGTCGATGGTCGAACTGTCGGTCAGAATCGTGCCGACCGCATCCTGAGCCATCTCGTCGGTATAGGTCGAACCGCTCGCCGATAGCGTGCCCCCGGCAAGCGTCAGTCCCGGGCCGACTGAGATCTCCTCGACAGCCCCAGCAGCCGCTGTGGTGCGCCCAAGCAGCCGCGCCGTGGCCATTGTCAGCGCGGTCGATGTGATCGGCCCCGCAGAGCCGGTTGCCCCTTCTAAGTATTCCGCCAGCGCATTGAATTCATCCGGCGCACCCGCCATCCACTCGACGAATGCTTCTGCCTTGGTCGCGAACGTCGCGCCGCTCTCGCTCCGCAAAGGTGGTGGCGGGGCAGTGCTGATCGTGGGCGCGGGCATCAGATTAATTCCTTCATCGTACCGGCGATGAACCCGCCGAGCGTCCAGAATGCGATATCAAGGCGCGAGGCAGCGGAGCGCGCGACAGCGCCGAAATGGGCCAGGCGAACGCGCGACCCTTCCTCGGTCAGTTCGCGCACGAGCCCCATTAGGAAGCCTGCCCACACCCCGGTGAGCGGCGACGGCGCCAGCGCGAGTGGCACCAAGCCGACGAGAGCTGCAGCGACATGCGCTGACTGATCTAGCAGTTGCTTCGTCATGTCTTGATGCAGAACAAGAATGCGATGTTGCGAGGCCGCGTCTCACTGCCGCCAGTCGAGCTGGTCGTCACCGTGCCCGACGAGGTAGCGGTCGGCGTTCCGTCGGCGTAGCTGCCGTTGTTCGCGTCGCCGTCCGAGACAGGGAAGGTGTGGGTGTGCGCCTCGAGCTCGTCGGCCTGCGTACTGCCGATCGCGCGGCCCGAATCAACGCCACGGCCATCGTCCCAGCCACGCACAAACTCACCGCGCACTTCAGGGACATTGAAAGTGGTAGATCCATTGCCGACGCCATATGTCGTACCGATTACTGCGAACAGGGCAGAGTAGGTCGTGCGCGAAACCGCCGCCCCATTACACTTGAGCCAACCTGTCGGCGCGCTGTTCTGCGCGAACTGCTGCACTGCGCCGGTCGGGACCGACGCCACCGCGCCCACCGCTGCCGAGATAGCGCTGTCGGTTTGCGCCGAGGTGTAGAGGCTGAGCAACGTCCGCATCGCCGCATAGTCCGCAGCAGTGACCAGCGACTTGCCGTTGGCGGTCAGGCCCAGCGTGGTCAGCATGTCCGATACAGTCGCGTCGTCAAGCAGTGTACGAGCGGCAGCAGTGAAGTCGGCCAGCGATGCTGTCCCTGCTCCGGTGAAATAGGGCAGCTTGTTCGCTGCCGATGTCAACCCAGAAAGAGCTAAAAGCTCGTCGTCTGCCCCTGAAACGCCGAGGGATGCACCGAACGCCGCCGCATAAGCCGACCAGGCATTGATCTGGTCGTCGAGCGTCGACAGCCATGCGACGAATGCGTCCGCAGCCTCAATGAACTCTGCAGGCTCCATCGACCTGGTGGGTGCATCAGGGGCTGTGGTAATTGTCGGGAATGGCATCAGGTCAGCCCCTCGATGCTGAGATTGCAGTAGGATTCATTCGGGCCAGGAATTTCGATTGACCAGTCCTTGAAGAAACCGAAGATCTGCAAGGAGGTGAAATCGCTGTCTGCGCTGAATACGCATGGTGTGGCACGGATAGTCGCAAGGAATTCGGCCACAGGGTCGACCTTGGCATTTTCCACCCAAACCTTGTAGTCGGCCCTTTTAGAGAATGCGCGCTGGACGATCGTCCAATTGCCAAACTCATCGACGACCTTGCGGCTGTAGTCCTGAATGCCGACGCGCGCTCCAGCCAGCGAGATGCCAATGTAGAGCGATTGACCGATGACCATCGTGCCGATCCGCACCGTGCTGCCGTCGGCAGTCGCAATGACCTGAATGATCGGATTGCCGTAGATCGGCAAGTCAGTCACAACGAGGTCGCCCCTGCGGATGATAGGCTCGAAGAAATAGTCATACCAATTGTTGACGCCGCTGTCAGACGTCAGGTTGAATGTCTCGTTATAAACCTCGCCATCGGTCACAGTTGTGACGATGATCTGGACTGTGTCGGCGGCGATGTTGAGCAGCGAGACGGCATTGGCGCGACCGCTGACGCCGACAGTGACATCAATCTCGTCGGTGTCGTAAGACTGTGTGCTGTTTGACAGATCGAACATTCGCCAGCGGCGGTTCATCCCCAGGTCCAGCCAGAATGCTGCATCGGTCAGCGCGTGCCCAACATTGCCGGCCGACAGGCTTTCATATTCGTGATGGTCTACGCCGATCACGATATCACCTAGGCCATAAGTCGTTGCGCCGCTGTAGGTCGGATAGTCAATGTTTTCGCCGATGCTGGATGAGACCAGTGTAGCGTCGGTGATGGGTGCAGAGCGAACGATTTTCATTATGCGCTCACCGTGTTGAGGGGGCTGTCGGCGTCGGTGCGGACGATCAGTCCGTCGCCATCAATCCGGCTCCAGTAACGCTCAAGCTTGGTCAGGCTTTCCACGACCAGGGCATTCTGCCGGATGATCGTGTCATTCTGCTCGACCAAGCGGTAGTTGCTGTCGCCGGACGGGGCGACCAGCGTTGGCGCTGCGCCCAGCGCTGTCGCAGTGGCGGCAGTGTTGGTGTTGATGTTGCCGAGGATCGAAGTCGCGTTGTTGAGCGCGTCGAGTTGCAGCTGGGCGTAGTCGGCAACCGCGTCTGCCGCAAAGATGCCCTTGTCGACGCCCTGTGCCACGAGCGCCACATCGCGCTGATAATCCACCAGCGAGGATGCGTTGTTCTTGGCGCTGTCGAGGAATGCCTTGCCCGCAGCTTCAAGCCCGCCGAGCGCCGTTGCATCGCCAGTTCCGGCGAGGGTCGCTGTCGCGTTGAACTTCGAGCGCAGCTGCTGGTAGGTGGCAGAAGCACTGCCAGCACCGAACAGGCTCTCGCGGAACTTGGTGAGCGAGGTGACGAAGCCTCGGAACTGATCGGCGGTCGACTTGAGCGATGATTCCATCGCCTTGTTAGCCTGGTCGAAATAGTCCAGCACCTTGTCGAAGCCCGGCGCCACAGCGAGCAGAGAGGCATACATGTCGCGCCCAGCTTGCGTCGTGAGGTCAAGACCGAGAACTGCCTGCTTGAACTGGTCGCGCGTCTTGATCCCGGCCATGCCGAGGCGAGCTAGCTCTGCTGTCACTGCAGCCTGGATAGGGGCAATGCGCTCGGCGTCGGACATGAACTGGTCGGCGAAGAAGGAAGTCTGCTCAACGAATTCGTCGAGCGAGCCGAACAGCTGCACAAGATTATCGCGCGCGGCGATGGACGCCAGCCCGACCGCGCCAAACGTCTTGCCGATCGTCTTCAGAGCAATGTCGACAACCTCATATTCGCGGGCAACCCGCATGAAGGTCTCGAATAGCCCTTCGCCGACAAGCTGCATAGACGACAGGCTCGGCAGAAGCGCCGTGGCCATCTGGTCACCCAGCTTGGAGAACACCGCCTGGAACTGCGCTTCAATTTCCTCGCCAGTCATGTCCTTCAGGCTGATCGTCCCGAGGTTGACCTGGAAGGCGTCGAGGATGGCTTGTGCGCCCGACAGCCCGATGACATCAGCACCGGCTACCAACCCATTGCGCAGTGAGGTGATGACATCGGCCACTGCCGCTGTGATGTTGCTGTCGATCGCGCCAGTGGTGGTTTGGTAGCTCGTCTTGGTGCCGCCACCGATGCCGAGGAAGCCGCTCTTCTTCTTAATCTTCTGGACTGTCTGGTAGCTCGTGCCACTGATGCTGCCATTGAGCACATCTGCCACGGTGGTGGCAGCGAAGTTGAGGCCAGCGTCCCACAGCGTCTTTGTGGTGGACGATGAGAACAGACCTAGGAAGCCGCCCGAACCGCTAGTGCCCAAGTTGAGCTTCGAGGTGTCGAACAGAGAGCCAGAGACAGTGATCTGCTGCGCGACGGTGCCTGCCAATTTGGCGATGGACGTGTCGATTGAATGCAGTGCCTTGAGCATCTGGTTGGAGTATTCAAGATCCTTGTTCGTGTTGGAGGCGACGATTTCGAGGCTGCGCGCGATGCTGTCCGACTTGGCCTTGCTGTCACCGAGGACAGTACCAGTGCCAGTGCGGTCCTGAATGTCTTCTGCGCTCGGTATCGATGGCGCGGATCCACCGCCGCCTCCCTTGCCGCCGAGGGAAGCGAGCAGGGCGATCATAGCCCCCACGACCGGGAAAGCCAGCCAGCCCAACTGGGAGAATATCTTTGATGCACCTGCCGCAGTGTTTGCGGCAGTCTTGGTTGCAGCTGCGCCAACTTCGACTGTCGTCTCGGTCAGGGTGCGAGCGATGGAAGCAACCGACTGAACGGCTTGGAATACAGCATAAGCCTTTTCGACAGCCTGCATGACCTTGTAGGCTTTGCTGTGCTCATTGAACATGTTCTTGATGCCGCTGATCGCTTGGCCAGTCGTCTTGACCTTGAGCAAGGCAAGTTGGCGCTCTGCCTCTGCAGCTTTCTTGGTATCGCCCGAATCCATCACCTTGCGGAGCTCTGCCTGCTTTTCGGCATAGTTGGCAAAGTTGTCGATCAGTCCGCCCAGGGCCTGTCCACCGCGCCCGAACGCTTCTGCCAAGGCATCACCGACAAGTCGCGCACTGTCCGCGACTTCCCGCATCTTGTCGATCAGCTCGTTCTGCCGGCCCAGCAAGAACTCAGGGTCAAGCACATTGCCTAGGCCTAGGTCGTTGGTCGTGAGGTCCTTCAGATCACCGAGCAGGCTCTCGACACCAATCTCCTTCATTGCGGTTGCAGTCTCCCAGGCCGAACCAGCCTCATATATTCTGTCGCGCATTACGCCGATTGGGGCGGCTGCTGCTGCGGCAGCAACCTCGATGCGCTTGATCTCGATAGCAGTCTTGCCGATCTTGTCGGTCTCGTCTTCCAAGTTCGAGGCGAAGCTGACCGCATCATCGACCTGCTTTTTGGCAGCCTGCTTGGCTTCGCGGATCTCGCGCGCGGCAGCAGTAGCGGCTGCGGTTTGCTCTTTGGCAGCGCTGCCGACCTTGCCCCAAGCAATATGGAAGTGGCTTCCCTCGTCCAGCGCCTCGACCACTTTAACACCGGCAGCGCGATAGGCAGCGATCAGCTTCTTGAGCGTGACACCGTCCTTCTTGGCGACATCAACAGCCTGGTCAAGTTCGTGCATGCTCGTGCCGGGCTTGGCAGCGAGCGCAGCCCATGGCCCATTGCCGGACTTGTAGTCCATATATTTCTTGTACAGCGCGGCTTGCGTTGCGCTGTCGCGGTGATCGCTCGTGACTGTGCCGCCGATGCTCTGGGCGATGCCCCGCCCTTCGGCCAGCGAGATGTTGCGACCGATCTGGTTGGCGGTTTCCTTCAGGGCTTTTTGCTTGTCCTCTTCCGCCTTGACAGCGGCGTCGCGGTTGCGCTCCAGGACGGCGATCTGGCGCGTCAGGGCATTGTCGATAACCCCGCCCGCCTGTGCGTGGGCGTAAGCTGCCTGCTGCGCTGCCTTGATCTGATCGTTCCACTGCTTCTTGATACGCTCGACCGGGTCGTTCATGCGCTTGGCAGCATCCATAGCCAGGTCGACGCGCGTCACATTCACCCGGCGCTCTGCCTCGATGATGAGATCGCCTTGTTCCTTGACAAGACCCTCAAACGCCAGAGCGCGGCCAGCGTAAATGCTCTGGGCAGCACCGGCACCAGCACCACCAGCGGCACCGAAGGCTGTGCCATTGGCGATGGCAGCTTCCGCCTTGGCTTGGTCTAGCAAGGCCATCGTCGTTTTGCGAATTTGAATTTCACGAGCGAGATTGACCCGCGCATCGATGTTAGCCTGTTCCGCTGCATCCTTCAACTTGTTGATGGACTGCTGTGTCGCTTCCGTCCCGTCGCGAATGGCGGCGGCAACACCCTCGGCAGTCGTCTTGAACCGTTCCTTGGCCTCACGTGTGGCTTCTGTTTCGCGCGCGTCCTTCTTCAGCTTGTCGACTGCATCGTCGAGCGCGTTGTTACCTTCCATTATTTTAGAGACCAACGGGCCAAGCACCATCAGGCCAGCAGTGATGGCCAAGCCCCATGGCCCCATGAAGAACCGAGCCACGTTGCCGGCCTTGCCCTCAATCATGGAGAACTGGCCAGCAAGCTGACCGCCCTGCACCGCGAAAGCGTTCAACGGGTTAGCACCCATCGACACTTGCGTCATGAAATCCTGCAACTGGTAGCTGGCGCCAGCCATCGCAGCGCGGTTCCTGCCCATGCTGGCGTTGACTTTGCCAGTGCCAGATTCCAGCATGACCATCTCGGCATTTGTCGCGCGAACACGCGCTGCCAGTTCTGTCAGCCCTTGGGCTTCAGCCGCCAGCGCCCTCTGCTCAGCGCGCATGTTGCGGATCTCTGAGGCAGTCTTGCCGTAGGTCTGGATCTGGCGCTCAAGCTGCTTGATCAGGCTCTCACCGGCCTTCTCTGCATTGTTGGTCGCGCGGCGAGCACTTTCCATTTCTCGCGTTGCAGCGGCACCGAAAGTAGACAGCTTGGCTGTTCCGCCTTCCAGATTGAGCATACCAGCAGTGGCGCGTTCGATGCTCTTGGCATCTCCCAATATTTTTGCTTCTGTGGAGTCCATCACCTTCTGAAGACGCGCCAGTTCCTCTACCGAGCCTTCGGTGTCGATGGTGAAGCCAACAGATAGGGTTGCGCCATCTTCGTCGTTCAAGTTGAAGCCTCCCTATCTATTGGCGTTTTGCAGATGCAGCTAGTGCCGCCAAGCCGTCGTCTTCGGCCTGTTTTTCAGCTTGAGTGATCTCTGAGCGCCAAGGCGGTGGACAGCTGATGTCCTCTGCCTTCTGGCTCTCGGAAAGATACTCCAGAGATAATTGACGTATCAACCGCGCTTCCCAGGACGGGAGCGGCACACCAGTCACCCGCTGCCATGCGTCGATGGTCAGCCAACTGAGGGGCGCAACCCCCATCCCAGCCGCCTCAGTCAGACCCATTTCCATCAATCGTCCGACGATGAATGGGGCTGGGTTAGGCGGTGTAAGGATGGGGATCTTGTCCTTCTTCATTTGGGCGATGCGGCTAAGCCTTTCCCGCTGGAATTTGGGATCGGCTTGCCTGCTTCCTTCTGGTGGTTTAGGCGTGGCGTGGAGCCAAGCCAGATACCTTACGTGCAGCGTTAGCTCGCGTTTGAGGCGTGCAAAAAATTGCCCCAATCCCCCACAGTCTTGGTGACCTGGCGGGCGATGAAGCCAATCGTGGGATCGCGGTAGACTGCCTCGAACAGTTCGGTGCCCTGAGCATTGCCAGCTGGCGGATAGCTAAGGTTTTCGAACCGCACAGTCAGTGCGGCCAGATCCTCGGCAGCTTCCTTGATGCGCTCTTCCGCAGTCGGTACGGTGATCTTGCCGTCATTGTCCTGCATGCGCTTGATGGCGCGGGCGGATTGACGGGCTTCAACCGTGGCGTGGGCCTTGCTGCCAGGGCCATAGATGACGATCTGGACAGGCTTGCCGTCTGAATCATAGAGCGGTTCGCCAGCGGCATTCTTGACATGGATGGTGGCCGTATCGTTCACAGCCTGAGTGGTGATATCGAACATGATAAACCTTTCGCGGGTGTGCCAACCCGTCCCCGACCCGCGACGGCAAGAACGAGCTGGCACCCAAAGTTGAACCCGGTGTCGCGGGCACCGGATCAGTCTAGCTAGGGAGCGGCGACGTAGATCGGCTGATTGCTGATCTCGATCGTCGGCGAAGCCGTGTTGACCGTGTCCGCCCCGTCGATCGTTTCGGGGAAGCCGAACACCAGACCCTCGCAATAGACGATCGATCCGTCCTGGCGGGTGATCTTGAACGAATAGTTGGTGTTCGTGGTGTTGTTCGCCGCCGTCTGAAGCAGCGTCTGCCCGGCGTCCGAAGGATCACGCGCCATCGTCGGGTTGAGCGTGCCGTAATCGACCGAGCCTTTCAGCTTCAGCTTACCACCAACCAAAGGCTGGAACTCGACCTTGGCGAAGGTGCCGCCGAAGGTGCCGATCTTGTCGACCTTCGAGATGGTGGTGTAGGTCAGTGCAACAAAGCCAGCTGCATCCTGCGTAGCGGGATGAGCAGCAGAGATAGCGAGCGCCGTGCCCGCCGCCGTAGTATAGCCCATTTCATTCTCCTTGTGGCGAGCCGGACGATCCGGCGATATTCACCCCTCTCGGGCTGAATTACTTACGCGCGGTGCGCGATGGCGTTTCGGCTTCCTCTGCCTTGTCCGAATGTGCACGGACCAGGCCAGCAGCCTCGTAATTTGCGAATGCACCCAGCTCAATCAGCGGCGTGCTGTCGGCTTCGAAATTCTCTTCCGTGCCGGCATCGGTGAACGAGCGCAGAACAAAAGCACGCTTTCTCGCAGATTCAGTCATTGTTACCTCCTCGTGATGGATCAAGCATCAGTGTCGAATGACACCATGAAGTCGTCAGATTGCTCGAATGACATAGCCGGACCTTGCAGGCTTGGACCGCGCCCAGCAGCTTGAATATAGACGTTGGTGCCGCCGCCTACGCTGCCGACCTTGCCTGCGCAGCACTGGCGCACTAGCGCCATGATCTCCTTGCGGTCGCGCGAGTTGCCAGCGCGGACTGTGACCTCAACCCGCTCGCGCGCCCTGACGGTGCCTTCGCGCCTCAACTCGATACGCTCGACCGAACTCCTGTCCCGAACAAGTAACGCCGGAAGCGCGATGGCGTCAGGCAGCGCATCCTCTTTGATGCGTGCGGCCGGAACCTTGTCAGTGATCGCACTGTCGGCCAGGAGCAGCGCACCTATGATGTCAGAGCCTGTCACTTGTCAGCCCCTTCGGTGATGCCTGCTGGACCGATATGGCTATTGATGTATTTCTGAGCCGCTGCCACTGCATCTCCAGCCTTAACATCGAGAGCAGGACGAAGGAACGGGTATGGACGAGCACCTGGGTGAAGCACTGTCTTGCCGACGAAATTGCCGCCTATGACGAGCGAGTGATTGCTGTCTGGTTCCTTGGCTAGCTTATTCAACTTGCCGATGCTCATCCCTCTGCGCTGGCTGTCGTCGACGCTGATGAAGTGAGGAGAGGTGCCATACTCTAGCCAAGGGGCGAGGTATGCCCCCTTGCCCTTGACGAGCACCCTAGCGGTGATGATAGAGCCTTCAGCCTTAACACTGACCTTGATAGCGCCAGAGACTTCGCTGGAGACAGAGCGGTGACGCGCTTCCTCAGCCACCACATTCGCTGCCACTCTGCCAGCACCGCGCAGAACATTCGCCACCTGCTTAGGTGTTCTGGCGATATATTCCTTGACGCGGGTGCGACCCTTGACAGTGGCCATCCCTAGGCGCCAGACCCAGCGGTCGAATATTCCTCGACCATGAATTCCAACCCCCTGTCACCATCAATGTCAGCGGGCGGAGTGATGATCTGCATGATGCGCGCAGTGCTGTAGTCAACATCGTCGCCGTCCACCACTGCGCCGCGCACAATGCGCATGGCCGATGTGACATCGGTGCGGTGCCAGATACGCACGCGCGCGGGGCGGGTGGCGATGTTCAATCCTTCTGCAAGCCGCTCGCCCCGGCTGGGCAGCATGTCCTGGATCTCCGCCGCGACATTGGCGACTAGCTCCCAAGTGCCTCGTCCTGGCCCATCGAAGTCCTCGCTGGGGACTGGCCGCTCAATGCGGACCAAGTGCTTCAAGTTCCCAGCTTGGATGAGGCGAGGCGGGTTCATACAGTCACCAACCTGCGGTAATCACACAGGCTGTCGAACGAGCACTTTTCCTCCTCCGACATGGGGCGGCGCTCGAACAAGGGGACGATTGCGAGAAGAACAGCGCGACGGAGCACATTCGGGATCTCGATCTCGGAATAGCCGGCAGTGTAGGTCACAGTGAATTGCTCGCCATAATATGGCGTCGGCCAAACCTCACCCAGCGCCGGAACTATGAATGAGTTATTGTCAATGCGCGCGCCTACATAGGCTGCAGATGCCCCGCTGCCGTCGAGGTAGGAAACCTCGTCGATCGAGACCAATGGTGCCTCAAACAAGCTGATCCGCCCGCGCACAGGACTGTATTGCTTCACAAACTGGCGCTGCACCAAGATGCAGCCCGACCGCTCTTCCACCATTGCGCGCGCATCGGCGATGCACATTGCCAGGTCGGCGTCACGATCGTCCGCAAAATAGCGGCACTGGATCTTGGCTTCGGCTAGGCTGACCGGTTCTTCCTGGGCGACGATCGGCAGATAGATCGTGTCGGTTTCGATATTGCCGTTGGCTGTGACAATCGTGTTGGTGAGCGTGGCGATCGTTCCTGCCACGCCCCCCTCAACCCAGATGGTGATGTGCTGGTTGTCGTCGTCGATCCCATCGGAAAGGATGTCGATGCCGCTGGCAACTGTCGTTTGCGAGGCAATAGTGTCATCGCCAAGAAACTCGGACCAATCGATCTGATAGTCCCGCACCTCTGTCGGGCGCTTGGCTTCCCACCGTAGAGCCATGCTAACCCCCTAACCGTCGTGCTGGTGTTGCCACCCGCCTGCTGCTCGACACCGATGCGCTTGTCTGGCGCCGTGCTGGTGTTGCCACCGATGTCCGCCCTGCCGGTGTCGCGCTGTTCGCAATCCGCGCCGGGGTCTGTGTTCGCCGGGCCGAAACGGGGAGATGGCCCCATTTGAACCCGGTCGAGGCAATCGTGTCGTTCGCTTCGTTGGCAGCCAGCGATCCCGTCAGTGGGAGCGTCGCAATGGCCGTTACGCTGTCGTCATCGTCCGTGACATTGGCCGCGCCGAGAACCGGCAGCGACCCGGTAGAAACAAGGCTGTCGTCATTGTCATTGGCCGCAAGCGCCGCAGTGATCGGCAGCAACCCGCTAGCGGCCAGAGTGTCGTTGGCTTCAGTGACCGCAAGCGAAGCCGACCGGGTTTCACTCGATACTGCAACAAGGCTATCGTCCGCTTCAACGAGTGCCGCCGTGGCCTTGATCGCCAAGGCCGATTGGGCCACAAGCGTGTCGTCGGCTTCTGCAATTGCCCCAGAGCCAGCAATGGCAAGGCGGGCAACAGCGGCGAGGTTATCGTCGCCCTCATTCGCAGCCAAGGCGCCGGAAAGTGTAAGCGCCCCGGTTGCCGAGAGCGTATCACTCGCCTCGATCCCCGCTTCACCGCCAGCAATCGCCACCGCAGCGGCGCTGATGCTAGTATCGGCCTCTTCGGTTGAACTCAGTGCAGCGGAAATGAGCAGGGCGGCGGTAGCGGTTAGGCTGTCGTCGGACTCGGTGATCGATGCGGTGGCATAGTTGGGGGTTGGCCCCCCGGTTGCGGCTAGCGTGTCGTCTGCGTCGGTCGTTGCCAGCGCTCGCCCGGCCGATACAGGTGCCAGCTACCCGACATCATCATGTGGGTCTGCAACGTCAGCCCGTCATCGAAGTGGATCAAGAGGTGTTTGCCAACCGCCTCGACCGACTCGATCGTGGTGTCGACGTGCGGTCGTTCGCCCTGGATCCGTGGTGCCCGGAAGCTGCGCACCGACTTGCCGACCAACGCCTCGCGCATGACAACGCGAAGCGCGTTGTTGGAGCCGAGTTCGCGGGTCGCCAGGGCGCGCACCGCGACCGTCATGGTCTGGGTCGCGGCGTTGCCGCCCTGGCTC